CCCAGCAGAACAGGAATACGACCAGATGGAACGGACTGCGACGACTTTATGTCAAGTTGAAGGATATTTGCGGTTAACTGGTTAACTGTTTGTTTTTCCGCGTCTTGTCCGGCTTTGCGCTTCGCCTTCCTGCCGCCCGCGGCCTCGACTTCCTTGAGCATTGCCTCAAGCTCGGCATTGGCCTTGCCATCCCCGACGGCGATCCAGCCATGGGGCACCTTGAAGAAGCGCTCCAGCTGATGGATTTGCGCGGTGCCGGGCACATTCGGACCGCTTTCATAGTCGCGATAGGTGCGGGCGGCAATGGGCAGCCGGCGATCGACTTCCTTGGCGGCTGCGGTAAGCGTGGCAAAGCCCGCGCGGAAGCGCGCCAGGCGCAGGCGCAGCTTGATGCCCTTCCGCAATTCCTCGTTCTGTGCGCGCAAATCATCCTCAGCCATGTACGCTTCATACACGAATTCGCTGGCCTTTGCTTCGTGTATCAGTCATACATGAATCATGTTGACATCGATCATGTACGCCGTCCAATAATCGGCACATGACCGAGACCGACCTCACCTGGGCGAAAATCTTCGACCTCTACCGCACCCCGGCCGGACGCTTCCGGCCAACGCTCATGGCCGTCGAACTGGGCGTGACCGCCAACACCGCCAACCAGTGGCGGCGGCGCAATTTCATCCCGCTGCTGTATTGGCCCCGGCTGATCCCCGTGCTGGCGGACAGGCTTGGACGCGCCGTCTCCAAGGATGAACTCGTCGATGTCACCGCTGCCGCCGAAGCGCGCAAGAGGGAGGCCGCGTGATGACCACCAAGGACAGCTTCCCCTGGCCGCATGAAGCCGTCGCGATGCTGCGGAAATACTGGGCTGACAACGCCAGCGCATCCTACATCGCCGGGCGGATCAATGCCGAGTTCAGGCCGCGCGTGCCTGTCACCCGCAACGGGGTGATCGGGAAGGTGCACCGGCTGAGGCTGAAGAAGTCGCAAGCGGATGTGCGCCGGGCGCGCGCGACGAGCGGCAAAGCCAATGGCGGGCGGAACAAGGACCGTCTGCCGAAACCCGTGTTCACCCGCGAGCAAATCCAGAAGGCGGTGCGTGCCCGCAAGGCCAAAGCCGCGCTCGCCAGCGAGGAAAAGCGCCTCGCCGATGGCACCAAGCCAGAACCGCCGGCACCACGCATCACGGTGCCTGAGATCGCCGCCCCGGGCTCACACGCTGATGGCTGGACGCCGGAACGGGTGACCGAACTCACCGCGCTGTGGAAGGCCGGGCTGACCAGCACCCAGATCGCCTCGCGCCTCGGGGGCGTCACGCGCCAGGCCGTCATTGCCAAGGCGCATCGCCTCGGACTGGAGCGCCCGGCTGCGATCAGCGAGCTGAACCGCCGCACCAGGGGCTATGCCCCGGCCGTCTCAACCCTCACCGGCGCGATGGTCCACAGCCGCGACGCGATCGAGCCGGCCCCGCTTCCGGCCCCGGAAACCCCCGATATCAAGCGCAAGACCATCACCATCGAAGACCTCACCGCCTCCTCCTGCCGCTGGCCGTTCGATCCCACCCCGGATGATCCCCAGTGGCGCTATTGCGGCTGTGAGCGGGATCGAAGGTCTATCAGATCGGCCTATTGCACCGAACATTGGCTGAGGAGCATTTCCAGCGAGTGCCGGGGGAGGAAGCGGGCGGATGTTTGTGTCGGGGTGGAGTGAGGGATGCGCGTCCTTGACCTCTTCTCCGGCATCGGCGGCTTCTCTCTCGGGCTTGAGCGCGCGGGCATGACCACCGTCGCCTTCTGCGAGATCGATCCCTATTGCCGCGCGGTGCTGCGCAAACACTGGCCGGATGTCCCCTGCTATGACGACATCAGAACGCTCAACCGTGAGCGGCTTGCAGCAGATGGAATTGCCGTTGACGTCATCTGCGGAGGGTTCCCCTGCCAGGACATCTCCTGCGCCGGCGCGGGCGCTGGCATCGATGGCGAGCGCTCTGGCCTATGGCGCGAGTATTCCCGCCTTATTGGCGAGCTTCGACCCCGCTACGCGATCGTGGAGAACGTCGCAGCGCTGCTTGGTCGAGGGCTGGACGTTGTTCTCGGAGACTTGGCCGCGCTCGGGCTTGATGCGGAATGGCATTGCATACCGGCTTCCGCCGTTGGTGCCCCTCACCGGCGGGACAGAATCTGGATTGTTGCCTACCCCAGAGGCGAGCAACACGAAGGCGATCGCGCTGCGATCGGGCGGCCGCGAACCGCGGGACTTCCTGAAGCCGCTGTGGCCCACGCCAACGGTTCATGGCCTGCACAATCAGCCCGGAGCAAGCGAAAAGGCGGGGTGGGGCTTATCCAGCGCGGCGAAGCTTTGGCCGACACCGCGCGCGACGGACGGAAGCCACGGCGGCCGCGTGACGCCGCGCAAGGGGCGGGAAGGCGGCAATCTGGTAGAGGCGCTATCGGCGCGGACCTTCGCCACCCCAACGGCACGCGACTGGCGATCTGGAAAGGCATCCGCCGAGACGATGGCGAAGAACAGCCGGCCGCTGTCGGAACAGATTGGTGGCTCTCTGAACCCGACGTGGGTGGAACTCTTGATGGGTTTTCCTCCTGGCTGGACGGATTTGACCTAACGCAATCCCATGAGCTATTATTCACTTATGGGAATGCCACGAAAAATAGACCCGGACAGACATTGCGCTCATTGCGGCGTGAAATTGGTGCGCCAGACGTTCAACGGACGGCTGGAGGATCGGGCGGCATTCCTGCGGCGTCGGTACTGCTCGCTTACCTGCGCAAACTCGAAGAAGGGCAAGCTGACCAAGCACGGTTACAGCTGGCGGGCGCGCAAGCATCTGAAGGCGGCGTGCGAAGCATGCGGGCATCCGAAAAGCCTGCAAGCGCACCACATCGACCAAAACGTGGCCAACAACGCAGCGCTGAACATCCAGACACTGTGCAAACACTGTCACGATTTCTGGCACGCCACGCAGAAGCGGCTTGGTCTGCCTATCGCCGGCAGAATGCCCCCGCTCTTCTCAAATCCTGGTCCGTAGGCTGGGAAGACGGATTCGCGCGAGTGGCTCATGGGGTTCCCTCTCGGGTGGACCGCCTTGGAGCCCTCGGAAACGCCGTCGTCCCGCAAATCCCGGAGATCATAGGCCGCGCCATCATGGAGTCCCACCCATGATCGACGGCATCGAATGCGCCTTCCCGGCCACCCTCACCTCCGATGCGGAGGTAAAGACGACATCAGCCGGACGCACATTCCTGAAGCTTTCAGCCGTCACCGGACGCGAGGAGAAGCAGCAATATGTCTCCGTCCTCGCATGGCGGGACAGCTTTACCGAGCTTGCCCCGCATCTCACCAAAGGCACCCGGATTTATTGCGAGGGCAAGCTTGAGTTGAGGGTGTGGAACGGGGAGGCAAGCCTTTCCGTCTCGGCTTCAAAGCTTGAGCCCCTTGGGCTTATCGGCCAGCGCAAGCCCAAAGCACCGCGCGCGGGGAAGAAGGCGAAAGCCGACCCGCAGAGGCCGCTGGAATTGAACGGCGGCGAGAAGCCCTTCAACGACGCAATCCCATTTTGAGGAGGTCACATGACTACGATAGGCCGAATAGTGGATCCTGAGCCGACATGGACCAACCTTGCCGCGAAGGATGACCTTGAGGCTATCCTGTCCGAACGTGGCAAGCGTTACGGCGTATTCCGCGACCATGCCGCCATCAGCCAAGCGCTGAAAGACGCGATGCGCGGCAGGGCCGGTTACTCGGTCAACGAGACCGAACTATGCAAGTCCTTGAGCGAGGCATTCGACCTGCGGCTGGCCCCGGACCAGGTTGAAGCCCTCGACATGATCCAGCACAAGATCGCCCGCATCCTCAACGGCGACCCCGATTACGCCGACAGCTGGGACGACATCGCCGGATACGCAAAGCTCGTCAGTGACCGTCTGAAGGGCGTCTCACGCTAGTCTCATCTCCTGAATGCCTGACAGGTGCTCGAATGAAATTCCACCCGCTCGCCGCACTCTTCCCGCTACTGCCCGATGACGCCCTTCAGGCGCTCGCCGACGACATCTCAGCCAATGGCCAGCGACAGCCGATCACGCTTTACCAGGATAGCATTCTCGATGGTCGCAACAGGTTTCGGGCCTGCGAGCTGGCCGGCGTAGAACCGCTCTTCGAGGAATATGACGGCGACAGGCCGCTTGAGTTCGTCATCGGACTCAACCTTCACCGGCGGCATCTCACCGAAAGCCAAAGGGCCATGGTGGCGGGGCGGCTGGCGAATATGGGTAGGGGTTCAAACCAGCATACGAAGCAAGCCTCAATTGAGGCTTGCTCGGACGCCAAGGCCGCCGAGTTGTTGCACGTTAGCGAGGCATCTGTCGAACGCGCCAAAACCGTACTGCGCGAGGCCGACCCCGACATCATCGCCGCCGTGGAGCGAGGCGAGAAGCGCGTGTCGCGCGCCTATGCTGATATCCAGGCGGAGAAGACCAGGGCCAATCCCATCATCATCCCCCAAGGCCAGTACAGCGTTCTGGTGATCGATCCGCCTTGGGACATGCAGAAAATAGAGCGCGACGTGCGGCCGAACCAAGGTGGCTTTGAGTACCCCACCATGTCCGACGACGCGCTTCGACAATGGGTGCATACAACCATGCGACCCATGATGGCGAACCCGTCGCATCTGTTCATGTGGACGACGCAGAAGTATCTGCCGCTCGCTATCGAAATGATCAGCCTCGCCGGGGGCAAATACGTGCTCACCATGGTCTGGCACAAGCCCGGCGGCTATCAGCCCATCGGGCTGCCGCAGTATAATTGCGAGTTCGTCGTCTATGGACGGTATGGTTCGCCGAAGTTCATCGACACCAAGGCGTTCAGCTGCTGCTTCACCGCACCCCGCAAAGAGCATTCCCGCAAACCTGACGAGTTCTACAACCTCATCCGCCGGGTGACCGACGGAACACGCATAGACGTCTTTTCGCGCGAGGCGCGTGAAGGCTTCGCCCAATTCGGCAACGAAACCGAAAAATTCCAGGCTGCGGGGTAGGCGATGGCTGGATCTTACGCGGCAGACCGCGCATGGGCGGAAAGATTTATGCCAACCATCAGGGCAATCATCGGCCCTTTGTTGCTGGTGCCCAGCGAGATTGAGCAAGACCGTTCCGAGGCGACAGATCTGATCGTGCTGCGCGCCCGTGACATGCGCATTGGCGTTCGGATGCGCAGGCCGGGATATGCCGAGCGCTATCCCTTTGATTTCACCATCCGCAGGTCACGCGATAACGGCGCGCAGACAGAATTGGCCAAGATAATCGCGGGGTGGGGCGATTGGCTGTTCTACGGCCACGCCGGAAAAGCCGACGAGATCGAGCGGTGGTTCCTCGTCGATCTGGCTGCATGGCGCGCGGCGGCGATCTGTCATGGCGCAAGAGCTGGAAATCCACGGACTAAGAGCAACGGTGATGGCACCCGCTTAACTGCATTTGATCTTCGCCATTACAACAGGTCGATCCTGATCAGCAGCAGCCATCCGGTTCCAACACTGGGCGTGCAAGAGACGCAGTTCGCCGACGCCGTTTCCTATTAATCCCGACAGGTGCTCCCATGACAGACACAGCACAATTGCGAGCACCTGAGACGCGGGCGGAGGAGGATTACCGCGCCACGATGCTGGCCTTCCTCCGATCCATCCTCAAACGCCGCATCATCACCCTCTACTGCCTCGGCTTCTTCGACATCCGCCACACCCAATACCTCGTCGACCGCTTCGGGCTGTGGGGGCACTGATGGACGAGGTGATCCACGCCTTCCGCCGCGCCATCGACGAGCGCGGGCTATTGCCGAGGACACTGGAAGCCGACGGCCGCATCCATCGGTGCGGCACGGTGAAGAAGCCCCGCTCGCGCAATGGCGTCTACTGCCTGCATCTGGACGGCGCCGTCCCGGCCGGCTGGTTCCAGAACCATGAGGATGGCATGGGCGTCACGAAGTGGCGGGCCGAGCGGCTGACGACGATGACCGAGGTGGAGCGGCAGGAATGGCGCCGCGAGATGAAACGCCGGCAGGACGCCCGCGAGGCGGAACAGCGCCGGCTGCACCTCGCCGCCGCCGCGCGCGCACAGCGCATCTGGGACCGCGCCGACGATCTGCCACCCGATCACCCCTACCTCATCCGCAAGGGCGTCAAGCCGCATGGCCTCCGCCTCTATCGCGGCCTCGCCGTCGTCCCGCTGTTCAACGCCGTCGGCGGACTGATCAACCTGCAATTCATCGCCCCCGATGGCGGCAAGCGCTTCATGAAGGATGGCCAGAAGGCCGGCGGCTTCTTTGCCATCGGCGAACCGGATTGCGAGCCTGACGGGCTGTGCGTCGGCGAGGGATTCGCCACCATGGCCAGCGTCTTCGAGGCGACCGGCTACATGTCCGTGGTTGCCTTCGATTGCGGGAATCTGCGTCCCGTCATCGAGGTCTGGCGCAAGAAGCTGCCGCGCGCGCGCATCGTCATCTGTGCCGACAACGACCCGGCGGGGCTGGAAGCGGCGACCGCCGCCATGATCGGCATCGGCAATTGCGCGGTGGTGTGGCCCGATTTCGGGAAGGGCCGGGCCGCATGAGCGCCACCGACTTCAACGATCTCGGCGATCCCGCCCGCATCCGGCGCCGTGTCGAGTGGGGCATGATGGTGCAGCCGCCGGACGCCGATCTCGACCGTTACGTGGACAATGGCCGCGACGCCGCGCGCCTCGCCGCCGAACAGCAGCCGCCCCGCGTCATCGCCCCGCGCGGCTTTGCCTGGCGCGACCCGAAGACCATTCCGCCGCGCGCCTTCATCATGGGGCCGCACTTCATCCGCCGCTATGTCAGCGCCACCATCGCCCCAGGGGGCCTCGGCAAATCCGCGCTGCTCACCGCCGAGGCGCTGGCGCTCGTGACCGGCCGCGCCCTGCTCGGCGTCGCCCCGCGCCTGCCCAAGCGCGTCTGGTACATTGGCGAAGACGACTTGGAAGAACTTGAGCGGCGCTTTCTCGCGGCGATGAAATACTACGCCATCAGCCCAGATGATCTTGGCGGGCGGCTGTTCGTCCAATCCTTCCGCACCATCCGCCTCATCATCGCCGAGCAGCATTCCGGCGCCATCCAGATCAACGTCGCCGATGTGGAGGCGCTGATCGCCGCGCTCAAGGCCGCCGGCATCGACGTGATCATCATCGACCCGCTGGTGAAGACGCACCGCGTGCCCGAGAACGACAACGGCGCGATGGAAGCGCTGCTCGCCACCTGGGTGGACATCGCGGAACGCGCGAACTGCGCCGTGGAGCTGGTCGTCCACAGCCGCAAGGGCATCGCCGGGCAGGCCAAGTCGATCGAGGACTGGCGCGGGGCCGGCGCCCAGCTCGGGGCCGTCCGCGACGCCCGCCTCGTCATCCGCATGACCGAGGAAGAGGCCACCACCATGGGTGTCGAGCCGGAGCAATCCTTCCGATTCATCCGCATCGGCGACACCAAGGCCAACATGACGCCGCATCCCGACAGCGTGCGCTGGCTCAAACTGATGAGCGTGTCGCTCGACAACGCCACCGACGCCGAGGACGCCGACAACCAGCAGGCCGACAATGTGCAGGTCGTGACGCAGTTCAAGACGCCGACGCTGTTCGAGGAAGTGCCGTGGATGGCGATCGACGCCGCGATGCGCGCGCTCGCGGCAAAGCCCTATCGGTTCAACCCGCAAGCCGGCGATTGGGCGGGGCACATCATCGGCATCCATCTCGACATCGACACCCACGAAAAGCCGGGACGGCGCCGCGTCGCGAAGATGATCGACGCCTGGGTGAAATCAGGCGCGCTCGTCATCGAGCAGCACAGGGACGAACGGCGCAATCCGCGCGACTGCATCGCGCTCGGGAACTGGGTGTTCGGCGACCACAACCGCGCGGAGGATTTCGAATGACTGCCTCACCGCCTCACCTGTGCCTCACCTGCAAAAACGAGGTGAGGCAGAAGAGCCGCGAGGCGCCTCACCTGAATGCCTCACCTAGCCCCCCCCCCTTTAGGGGGGGGCTTAGGGTGTGGCAGTGAGGCAAAGCTCGGGTGGTGGTGGGGCAGAGGCGAAGATGGCGCCTCACCTGGAAGCGGTGCAGGTGGGGCAAAAACAGGAGATCGATATGACCAGACCCACACGATGCACGGTCCTCGCAGCCGCTGCCGATGCCATGTCCGAAGGCTGCTGCCAGATGTTTCAGGACGGCGAATGTTGCATGTCGGGCCGCGCCCGTGAGGTTTTCACCGCCATCAACGAGGTTGGCGGGCCATCGCTGGAGGAGTGCGAAGCCATCGCTAGGGGCGAGGTGAGGCTGGTGCGCCAGACGGTAACGGCACGGTAACATGACACCACAGGAGAACGGCTTGACCCCCACGCTCAAATCCCGCCGCCCCGGCCGCAAGCGCAAGGCCGCGCCCATCTCGCTGCCCTCGGTGCTCTCCCTCACCATGGCGGAACGCGCTCAACTCGCTCGCGCCCGTCTCAACGCGGTCTCCCGTCCCCTCGCCTACGCCGTCACCCCTGACGGCAAGGGCGGCATCGCCGTGATGACGCGCCGTTCCCCCGAGACAAGACCCGACGACCGTCTCACCCCGGAACGCCGCCGCCATGCGGAAGACGCCGAACTTCTCGTCGTCATGGATGTCTACGAAACAGACGCCGGGGAAAAGACCGATCTCAAACGCCAGCGTCTCGTCTCCCCCCTGGAGCAGCTCTGGAAAGCCGGCGTCCTCGACAGCGGCCAGTATGGCGCGGCAAGGCGCTACCAGAAGGATCACGACATCGCGGCCGTCCTCGGCCCCGGCTCAACCGTGAGATACGAGCCACGCATGATCGATGGCGGGGATGACAGGTTTCTCCTCCCCATCGAGGTGGCGACGGATTACCTGCGCAAGCTGGCATCGGCGCAGAACTACTGCGGTCCCGCGCAAAGGCGCATCCTCGACTGGATCGCCCTGGAGCCGATGGGCTGGCGGGCGCAGGCGAAAGCCTGGTTCCCCGATGCGAGCGAGAGGTGGGCGCGGATGAACTTCAAGCGCATCCTGCGGGGTGTGTGCGGGGATCTGGAGCGGCACTATGGGAGGCGGAGGTGATGGGCAGCGGTGATGTAGGAAGTTGTCCGGTTGAAGGAACCGATTAATGGCGAAAATCCAACTGACGATCGTCCCGGCTATGGCATTGGCGCTTTCCGGCTGCGATCAGGCGGCGAGTCCGCCGAATGTGCCGCACCGGGACCAGTATTCCTCGCAAGAACACTGTTTGCGAGACTGGAAGGACCAAAGAAACTGCAAGGCTGGCTCAAGCGGCTATGTCCACGGGCCGGTCTATTGGGGCGGCAACCGCATGGCGGTGACTGGCGGGCACTTCGTGCGGCCATCGACGCAGCGCGCCGTGAGTTCTGTGCAATGGAATGCGTCCGCGAAAGCGCCAGTGCCGAATACCACCAGAAGCCCGATCTCTCCCGTGGCGCGCGGCGGCTTCGGCGGTCGCGGCGTGGCTGTCGGAGGCTGACACCATGCGTTTCGACCGGATTGCGCGCGACGCGCGGCAGAACTGGGCTGCCATTCTCGAAGATCAGGGAATGCGGTATCACACCATCGGCGAGCTATACTGGAACGAGTCGGCCTCCTACGTCCTCGACATGGCGCTCGTGGATAAGATCGAGGACGCGACGCAGCAACTGCACGACATGTGCATGGCGTTCGTGGCCGACGAGATCGAGGCCGGCGATTATGTCGGCTATGATTTTTCCGACGCGGCCAAGTCGATCATCGAAGCCTCGTATAAACATACACACCCCCATTTGTACGGGCGTTTCGATCTCGGCATCGACAAAGACTTCGCCATCAAAATGTTCGAATACAACGCCGACACGCCAACGGGCCTGCTTGAAGCTTCGGTGATCCAGTGGAACTGGAAAGAGGATGTCGAGCCGGACTGCGATCAGTTCAACTCCATCCATGAAAAGCTGATCGAACGCTGGCAAGGCATCGGCATCGCGCCCCGCACTCGCATCCATCTCACGACATTGGAAGAGGGCGGGTTGGAAGACTGGAGCAACGTGGCTTACCTGCTGGAAACGGCCAGTCTCGCTGGTTACGAAGCCACGGATATAGCCCTTGAGCGCATCGGTTGGGATGGCGCCAACTTCGTGGATGAAGGCAATGCCCCGATAAACGTTCTTTTCAAGCTGTATCCGTGGGAATGGATGATCAAGGACAAGTTCTCCGCCCAGATTCAGGAGAGCCGCACCCTGTTCATTGAGCCAGCCTGGAAGATGCTGCTCTCGAACAAACTTCTTGCTGTCAAACTCTGGCAGCGCCACCCAGGGCATCATCTGCTCCTGGAAGCTTATGCCACGGCTCGACCCGGTCATTTCTTGGTCAAGCCCAAGCTTGGCCGGGAGGGCGAGGGAATACGGCCGGCTGATGGCCAAATCGATAGGGGCGAGATCGTTCAGCGCTGGTTCCCGGTTAAGACATTCGAAGGAATACAGCCCGTTATCGGCTCCTGGGTCATAGGCGATTGCCCGGCTGGGATCGGCATTCGCGAGGAACGCGGGATCACTACCGACAAATCGATGTTCGTTCCCCATTACGTTGAGGCATAGCCGGATGACCGAGAATTCCGACAAGACCTACGAACGCGGCGCGACGCTTCACAGCGCGTGCGGTTGCTGCGAGTTGCTTGCGATCCGCATCCACGAATTGGAGAACCATATCCAAACCCTTCATGGGTACAGCCGACGGGAACGCATCAGCCTGAACGACGCTGACTGGGAGGCATTCATCCGCGCTCTCGACGAGTCCCCAGCGCCAAACGAAGAACTGAGGAAATTCCTGGCAAGGAAAGCGCCGTGGGAACAGCCACTTGACGAACATGCGCTCATACCGTAGCACTTAATGCAGGGTCAGGAAGTGTTTCTCAAACCGAGCTGATTCAATCCTGACTTGCGCAGCTACGCCGTTTGCTGAAAACCCCGCCTCCCGACAAGGCGGGGTTTTCGCTTGTGGAGTGCGCAACAAAAAAACCCCGCACAATGGCGGGGTTCTCTGCATCAATCATCATTCGCGTTCGCCGGAACCAGCTCGGCTCCGTCATTGGCGTTCGCCGCGCGGTTCCTGATCCCGCGAAGCTTGCGCCCATCGAATTTCGGCTCGATCGCCGGCTGATAGGCAATCGCCTTCGGCTTGGCTTTGCGCTTCGCCTTCGGTTTCTCGATGGCCTTGGGTTCGACCACCTGAAGGTCGCGAACGATCTCGGCCTGTTCCACGATCTCCGCCGTGAGGTCGATGATCGGGGCTTCGTTCCTTGCCGCCGGCGCAAAGCCATAGGCGAGGAAGAAGAACCCGCCGATCTGGAGAGCCAGCGGAAACAGCAGCGGCTGATAGAGCGCCACCGTCGCCTCGCTGAGGCCGGAAGCCGCCGCCAGTCTCCTCGCCATCGGGTCTTCGACTTTCGCCGCCGGGACAGCCGCCAGCGCCGCCCGTGCCGCATTCACGGCGTCTTCCGCCTTGCGGCAGAGCGGCCCGCGCTTCTTGCACTCATCCTCGACCGTCTTCCTGGCGTCGTCATAAGCCTGCTGCGCCAGCAGCATCCTGGCATTGTGGCCCTTGGCGGAGGACACATCGCCGTCATGCTTGGAGCCGACGCGCCCGACCGAGGTTGAAAAGCTCGCGGCCAGCATCAGCAGGAAGAACACGCCAAGGCCGAAAGCCTTGATGCGATATCCCTTCGCTAAGGCCCGTTCCGCAATCGGAAGCGCGATGGCGGCGGCGAGCGTCGCGCCGACGGCGCCGAGCACCAGCGTGGATGCCCAGCCCTCCGTCGCGGCGAGATGTTCCGCGTTAAGTCCGGTCTCCGCCGCGACAAGCGGGATGGCCGCGATCACGGCCACGATCTTGTCGAGAGGCGTGGGAGATTGCCGCTTATTCGCGGCGGTGTTATGCATGGTCATGTGATTTGATCCTTGGCAAATGGGTTGGTCACGGAGACCCGGCACGTACTTTCCTAGGGCGCGTGCTGGGTCTTGCTGTTTGTGGATGGCATCTCTCGTGAAAGGCGGCCCCGAAGGGCCGTCAGTCGCTGTATGGCTCACGCCGCGCGTTGATGATCTCGCGAGCGGTGGTCAGCGTGACCTCGCGCTTGATGCCGATATCGCAGGGGAGTTCTTCCGCTGCGATGCAACGGTTGACGAGATGCCGTTCCAGTTTCGGCCAGAGCTTCATCGGAACGAGCGCGGCGGCAGCGAGATAGAGTTTCATGGTGTCCTCCTGACAGGGCGAAAGCCGCCCATCGCGAGAGATGCCAATCTGGGACTACAGGGGCTTTGCCCTCCCGGCTTCCTGTGGGCTCTGTGGCAAGTCTGCCAGTAGCCATCGGTGGCCGTTCGCATCTGATGACGCGAATATAGCGCGGTTTCCGCGCCCAGTCAACGACTACAAGCGCAGTTTCAGCGCTTTACGTGGGCAAACTGTGGATTATTCCGGCCACGGCGTGGGCAGGGGAAGCCCTTTCGCCAGCATATCCATGACAACGCGGTCGGTGTAGGAGGGGGTGACGGGCTTGCCGGTCTTCGGGTCGGGCCGCTCATACGCCTGCACGGCGCGGCGGCTCTTGGCGAGGAGCGTCGCGGCCTCGTCCTGGGTAATGCCCATCATCGCGCGCCAGCGGGCAAAGCTGGTTGCTGCATCTTCGATTTTCCGTGCGCGCTTTCTGCTCATCGGCAAAGCATATGGCGTTGAAACCGCGCCGTCAAGCCTGAGAGGTCACCCATGCTGAATTCCCATGATCGATCCGCAGAGAGCCTGCGTCAGCATTTCGAGGACGAAGCCGCGCGCAAGCGTTCTGAAGCGGAACGCGCCAAAGCCGATGAGCTTGACCGTCGCGCCCGTTTCGAGGCCGCCAGACAGCACGCCAAGAACATCGCGGCAGAGGCCCGCATGCGCGATCCCGGCATCATCTCCTGGCAAGGTGCTGTCGCTGCCATGTTCCTGCTGGCGCTCATCGGCGGCATTTTCCTCATCGCCACCTATCTGGGGAACTGATCATGGCCAAGAAGACCAAGCCATCCGCAAAGCCCAAGCCCGCGCCGCGACCGGTGCTCAAGCCCACGATTGCCGGCGGCGGATACTGAGCGCATGACCGTCATTGCTTGGGATGGCCGCATGGTGGCTGCCGATGGGCTTGGCGTTGCTGACGGCCGCCGCTCGTTTCGCGCATCCGAGAAGATCGTCGAGAAGGATGGCGTTGTCTACGCAACGACGGGCCGCATGGGGCCGCTGCAAGACGCGTGGATCGCTTGGTATGAGGCGGGCGCTGATCCCGCAAACCCGCCTCCGCAGGGCGGTGCGGCAGAAGATTGCGGCAATTTCATTGTGTTCAAGCATGCCAAATGCTTCATCTTCTCGCATGTCGTACCTTACGCCTGTGAGGAGGTTGCTCCTTGTGCATTCGGTTCGGGCGGGGATTATGCCATGGGCGCGATGATCGCTGGCGCTGATGCCGAGCGCGCCGTAGAGATCGCGATAATGTGCGATGTCAATTGCGGCGGGCCGATAACGAAATTTGTTCGCGTCAGCAAAGACAAGGAAGCATGAGCGGCGTCATGCCGACCATCTCCGAGCTTTACCTCGCGCACATTGAGGATCTGACCGCCCGCGCTGATCGCGGCGATGAATGCGCGAGGAAGTCTCTCGCCTGCATCTCGCTGATCACATCCGGCTGGCGCTATGGCGACCCTGATCCAGACGAGGCCGAACCAGTTCTGCGCGAGAGCGCCAAGATCATCCGCATGTCGGACTACTGGCCGGTGCATTTCGATCCGCCGCCAGCGGCGTAAATCTCAATCCAACCCATCCGTTTGCTCGCCCTTTCATCCTGGGGGCTGAGCCTGGACGGCTGTCGCCAGGGGTGTGCTTGACCTCCGCTTCTGGATGATGGCCGTCCGTGATTAGAAGAGGTCAACATCAAATCCAGAGTTTTCCGGCGTAAGAGGTCGCGCCACCAGCAGCTTTGCAGTGAAGAGTGAAACTGGAGGTCAGAGAAATGACAGACATCGCAGACACGGCGGGCACAACCCGCGATCCCATCGGCAATGCCCTCGCGGCTGCTCATGCGGAACTGCATGACGAACTGAACGATGAAGCCAAGCGGCGCATCAAGGCGTCGCTGAAGCGCATCAAGGACGCCGAGAAGATCGTCCAGAACGAGAAAATCCGGCACGAAGCGCTGCTCGCGGACCTGCGCGCCGGTCTCGCGTGAACCACGAAGTGAGACTGCTCTCAAAGCCCGTCCGGCTCCTCTGGGCAGGCTTTGAGAGCGACACATTCGCGCTTCAGCGGGCTGGCTGGTCTTTCGCGGCCCAGCAGAATGTGTACGACAACTCGATGCGCCTCGCCATGCGCCACGAGAAGATGCGTCTCACCGGCATCAGCCAGGTGACGGAGTGGGAGTTCTCGCGCGGCGATCACTGGCACATGGTGCCGCGTCCCATCGCGATGGGCGCTGTCGGCAATGTCTGCGTGTTTCGCGGCGACGTCCTGGAGAGCGAGCACGCCCGCATCGCGCATATGCCGCGCTTCGATCCGGCGCAGTGGCACGCGATCGACTGTGTGCCACAGATCTGCGAAACACAGCACGCCGAACCGCTCGCCGATCTTCTCTACTTCGCTCCTATCCAGTTCAAGCAGGTGATCCTGCCGCCGGAGACCGTCCCCGATCTCATGGCGCGCATCCTGGAGCTTCAGCGCCCCATGCGCGAGGAGCATTTCCTGGATCAGGCCCGGCGCGGCGCGACCGTCCATGCGCAACTGGTCAGTCTGGCTGGCTGACCATGCCGCTTAACCACCTCTCCGGCGAGACCGTCGAGGGCATGGACGCCATCTTCCGCGTCGTGCCGGTGGAAAAATACCACGCCCTCCCGCGTCTCACGACCATCGTCAAGGAGATGCGCGGCAAGAAGTTCCGCCGCGAGGTGGATGTGGAAAAGCCCATCTGGGAAGCGGCCCTCAACCACGCGCAGCGCTGTTTCTACAACTCCGGGGCCAATCCCGGTTCCCTCGCCTATGACTGCATCGTCCAGGAATATCCGCGCACCGGATGCGTCTGCTTCATTTTCGAAGCGACCATCGACGGCGTGAACATGCTGGTGACCGCGCCGTTCCGGCTGGGGCCGGACCAGATCGCGGATCTGACGGTGCGCAACCTGTGGCAGCCCTACACGCTGAACTCATGACCGAACGACCCACCCATCTCATCATCGTCACCCACCCCGGAGAGGCCGGGCTAGAGCTGTTCTCCGCGCATTACACGGAAGTCGAGGCACGTCTCATGCAGGCGCGACTGGAGCGGCTGCTTTCACCCACCGGCAGCAAGGCGCATCTGATCGAGGTGCCATTGGACGATGGCGTCGCCGACGTCGGGGAACTGCCGCCGCTTGTTGCCCAGACGGTTCAAGCGGTCACAGTCTTCCCCGGCGCGATCGCGCCCGCTCCTGCACCTGCTGAAAAGCCCGCGCCCTTCCGGCGTCTTTCCCACGAGCAATTCATCGCCGAAACCGAGGCGATGGAGATGAGCGGCGCGCGGGTGATCGACACGCCCGATCCCGGCTATAACGGGGCGTTTTCGTGAGGGTGGTCACCGATGACTTCGTGGACGAGCAGGCAACGCGCCGCCGCCTCATGGCCGCGTATGATGCGCTCCCGGCTTCTGTCCGTGAAGCCGTAAGGCAGTGCCCCTATGACATCCACATCCTGCGCCGCGTGTCGCCGGATGCCGATCACACGGCGCTCATAGCCGCGATCAGGGCCATCTCATCACCGGAAGAAGCGGAAGCGTTCACCACGGCGCATTCGTCCTTCCGCTGGCGGTGATCCCATGACGAAGAACGGCGGGCTGACGCCCAAGCAGGAAGCCTTCTGCCTCGCCTATGTCGAGACGGGCAACGCCTCGGAAGCTTATCGCTGTGCCTACAATGCGGCGATGATGAAGCCGACCAGCATCCGGGTGAAGGCTTCAGAACTGATGTCTGACCCGCGCCTGCTCGCCCGGGTGAAAGAGCTGCGCGCGGCGCGCCAGGCGCTCATGGATGAACGCTTCATCGGCCTTAAAGAGCGCGTGCTTGCCGAGTACGAGAAAATCGCCTTCGCCGACATCCGCCGGGCCGTGGTCTGGCTGGGCCAGCTCATCCAGGAAGAGGACAATCCCGATGGCGGCGATGTCCTCGTCATCAAGAACATCTTCTCCAACGCCGTCCGGCTGATCTCATCCGAGGAGATCGACGACGACACGGCGGCGGCCATCGCCGAGGTATCGCAAAGCCCGACCGGCGGGCTGAAGGTCAAGATGCATTCCAAGCCAGCCGCGCTCGACGCGATGGCCAGGATTCTCGGCATGGTGCTGAACAAAACCGAACACACCGGCAAGGACGGCGCTCCGCTCGTCCCCGAACTCCCCGAAAATCGCGATCTGGCCCGCGTTATCCTGAGCATTTTGAGCCAGGCGCAAATCGCCAAAGAGGACACCCCGCAATGATGCAGCGGCAGGTCTTTACCATCAGTACCGACACCGGCACGCAGGGCGATACCGGTCCAAATTTCTCCGGCGAGATCAAACAGATCGGCTGGGCGCCGACGACTGGCGACACCGGCGCCGACCTCTATCTGGCGCTGCTGCCCGTCGATACGACGGACACCGCCGGCGGCTTCACCCTGTTGAGCGACCCGGATTCGCTTGGAGCCAGCTTCCTGCGCGTGCCGATGATCCCCGGCATTGCCGCCGATGGCTTCGACACCGGCGTGGATCAGTACAGCCTGCCCGTGGCATCGGGCGACCGCCTGCGGGTGAAGGTGACGCCGGGAGGCGCCGCCGTCGCGGGCAAGCTCTATGTCTGGTCTCAGGACTGATCCCGGCCCATGGCCAGCGTCGCGCAGACCGCCGTCGCCACGACTTCGACGGATGGATCATCCGCGACATTTACCGCCCAAGCCATCGGGGCCAATGGCGGCAGCGACATCATCTATGTGCTGGCCGGGGCGCGCACCGTCGCCGACGCCAGCACCCTGTCGGTGACCGTGGACGGCATTTCGGCGACACAGATCGTGTTCCTCAGCAACAATGAAGGCGGCGGCGTGCGCGCCAATTGCGGCATCTATGCGGTTGCCCGCAACAGCCTGCCCGATCCGGCGCAGACCGATGTCGATGTGGTGCTGACACATAATCAGACCTGCATCCGCCATGCGGCGGCGGTCGCGGTTTCCGCCGATGCCTCGGCCACGGCTTTCGCCACGGCGTCGGCTGGCGTCGGATCGACGAACCTGAACCTGAACACGCCCGCGAGCGGCATTGTCATCGGCGCGGCCTATAACGGCGACATCGCCCAGTTCGGCTGGACGGGGCTGACCGAGCAATCCGATCTCGATGTCGCCTCCGAAGGCTCCAACCGCTTCACCACGGCCTATGCCTCGGCCGTTTCGGCGGAAACCCCGCGCACGGTGACAGCGGCGACCGCGACGGATCTTGCGGCCAAGGTCGCGGCGAGCTTTGCCGTGGCGGCGGCCGCCGCAAAACCCCTCGTCGGCCGCGACCTGATCAACAGCCGCTTCATCGCCCCGCGCGCCTTGGTGAACTGAGCCATGACGATCAATCTCGGCAAGCGCAATCTGGGGGCGGGGACGGCGGCAAGCCCCGGCGACACGCTCTACATCCCGCTGGCCTTCTTCAACGACAGTGGCGCGTCGATTTCGATCGGCTCAAGCCTCGCCGTCGGCGATATCGAGGTGTTCAAGAACGGCTCCGTCACCCAGCGCGCGACCGACAGCGGCTACGCAATCCTCGGCGACACCGGCAATTTCGACAACCGCATTGGCTTCAAGGGCATCTCCATCAGCCTGTTCAACACGGCTGACGATGCAACCTTCTATGCCAACGGCGCGACCTATTGGGTGGCGATCGACAGCGTGACGGTGGATGGCCGCACGGTACGGTTCTGGCCCGCCATCTTCGAGATCGGCGAGCCGCGCGCCAATGTCGTGCAGATCGACGGCGATACCGGTTCCGCCGACGTTCTCGCCAAGGCGACGAACGGCGAGGGCGGCGTTTCGTTCTCCGCCGGCATCAACATGAATTCCTCGTCCGACACGGGGCTGAACCAGCGCCTGTCGCAGATCCAGTCGGATGTGGACACCGGCCTTCGCACCCACATTTCCGACGTGGATACGGGCCTACACGACACCATCGCCGATCTCGACACTGGGCTTCGTGGCATCCTGCTGACGACCGGCGTCAATCTCGGCTTGATCCGTGGCGATACCGGCGGCGCGGACAGGCTTTATCGCTACACCCAGAAGCTGGACACGGGCGGCGACGCCACCGTTTCGGCCTCGGTCGATACGGGACAGGTCAACCAAGCCGTCTGGCAAACGAACGCCCAGCGCAAGCTGACGGTTGACACCGGCATCGCCGATCAGGTCTGGAAGACCACCACGGCGGGTTACAACGACGACACCGGCACGTTCGGCGAGCTGTTGCGCAACCCCGCGACAGCGACGGTCGATACCGGCCAGGTGAACCAGGCGGTCTGGCAGGGCAACGCCACGCGCGTGCTGACCGCGAACACGAACCTTGCCAATCTGGCCGTCAACGTCACCCAGCTCGACAGCGACACCGGCTTCGCCGACCGGCTCGGCAAGTTCGCCTCGGTTCTCTCCGATGCCGGGCAAATCGACACCGGCACGGGCGTGGCCGACACGGGATCGCTGAACCAGACCGTCTGGCAGGCAAACGCGGCGCGCGGCATCACCGCGATCTCCGACACCGGCATGAACGAGCGTTTCAGCCGCATCCAATCGGATGTGGACACCGGCCTTCGCACCCATATCAACGACCTCGACACCGGGCTGCACGATACGCTGTCGGACTACGACACTGGCCTTCGCGGCATCCTCATCACCACGGGCGTTAACCTTGGTTTGATCCGAGGCGATACCGGCGGCGCGGATCGCTTCTACCGCTACACGCAAAAGCTCGATACAGGCGGCGACGCGACCGTCTCCGCAAGCGTTGACACCGGCCTTGTCAACCAGGCCGTCTGGCAGGCCAATGCCCAGCGCAAAACAACCGTGGACACGGGGATTGCCGACCAGGTGTGGAAGCAGCCGACGGCGGCCTATGCCGACGACACCGGCACCTTCGGCGAACTTCTCCGCGTGGCGAGTTCGGCCTCGGCAAGCGTCGATACCGGCCAGATCAACCAAGCCGTCTGGCAGGCGAATGCCGCGCGCTCGATCACCAATGTGGCCGACACCGGCATCGTCAATTCGCTCCAGATCATCCGCTTCGATGTCGATACCGGGCTGAGGACGCATATCGACGACCTCGACACGGGGCTGCACGACACGCTCGCCGACTACGACACCGGCATCCGTGCGCTGCTCGCGCTGCGCGATACCGGGGCCATCGCCAATGCGGTGTGGAATTTCTCGTCCCGTCCGGTCACCAATGTCACCGGCTTCTCCGATACCGGCGTGAATGCGCGGCTTGGCGCGATCCAGACGAAAACCGACAGCCTGACATTCACGGTGGCCGGGCAGGTTGACGCGAATATTCAATACGTCAACGATGTCCAGGTCGCCGGGACGGGCGATACCGGCGCCCCCGATACCTGGCGCCCGGCATAAGCATGTGGACGCCGGAAACGCTTGCCTCGGAGATGCTGCGTTTCGAGGTGGACGCCTACAAAGCACAGGGCATCGCCGATCCGGCCGCCTCATGTCGCGGCATCGTCTGGTGGATGGACCGGCTGAAGACGCAGCCGGACATGACGGCGGAACAGCTTCGGCTGCTCTATGAGGCCGAACTCGTCGCCGGGACCGCCTCGCCGGACTGGGCGCGCGGCCTCTTGACCAATCAGGGCCATCTGCTGCACCCCGCGTTCCGCGCCACGATGATCGCCGCACTGCCGGACGGCGCGCTCGCGCATATGGTCTGCGAGGATTTCCCGTTCACCGACGCGGAAAAGCAGTCATTCAAGGATCGCATCCGGGGCAGGTTCCAGCGGCATCCGAACTACGGCCGGATCGCGGCGATCACCGATGGCTGATACCGATTGGGTGCTTTGCACCGCCGCGACCGATCTTGGCGATGTTCCCAGCATCGGCTGGGGGTCGGTCGGCAATATCGTTTCCTCCAATGACGTTTATGCGAACTGGTCGGCCTCGTCCGCGAAGAACGCCGACACGCTGAAGGCGTTCACCTTCAACCTGAGCATCCCCGACGGTTCCACGATCGACGGTGTGGAGACACGGGTTGAGGCCAAGCGCACCGCCGGAACAGTCACAATCGGCAGCGTGCGCATCGGCAAGTCCGACGCCGAGCTTGGCACGGCGAAGACGCCAGGCGACACGCTGACGGCATCGGATGCGAATTACGATCACGGCGGAGCAACCGATCTCTGGGGGCTTACGCTGTCGGAAACCGATGTCGAGGCTTCGAGTTTCCAGATCCGCTATGTCTTCGCCATGGGGGCCTCCAGCACCGTGAACGTTGATGCCGTCTGGGTGAAGGTCCACTACACGCCACCGCCGGTTCGCCGCCGGGTGGCATTGATCGCGAAGCGCTGACCCATGACGACGCTCACCCCGCGCATCTCCTCCGCGCCGTCGGCTGACAACACCAAGCGCGTCGCCACCACGGGCGAGGTCGGCGGCTCGCCTGCCTTCCTCGGCGGCAACACCTGGGGCAACACATGGGGCGGCACCTGGGGCCGGACATGGCTGTCGCTGACGCCAGCGGTCGCGGCAACGCCCGCATCGCCCGCCCCAGACAACACCGCGCGCATCTCTTCGGCCCCATCGGCGAACAACACCAAACGGGTGAGCCTTGCTTGACACGCTGACGTCTGCCGAACTGGAAGCCATCGCCAGCGAACCCTACGAGCCTCGCGGCATCCTCCATTCTGAGATGGCGCTGATCATCCACATCTGCCGCAGGCTGGGCATCGAGGTGGTGATCGAGAGCGGGCGGGCGCGCGGGCAGAGCACCTACATGCTGGCGAAGTATCTGCCGGATGCGGTCATTTACTCAGTGGAACTGCGCAATCACCCGGATGAAGCCATTGCGCGTGAACGGTTAGCAGGCTTCGGAAATATCGGACTCTATTCCGGGGACGGCGCGGTGATGGTGCCAAAGCTTACCGGGCGCGATTCCGAAAGCGATCCGAGCAGGACCGCCATTCTGCTGGATGGACCCAAGGGCGCTGCTGCGGTCAGCATCCTGGAAGAGTGCTTCCAATATCCGCATGTGCTCGCCGGCTTCATCCACGACATGCGCCGCCTCGACCATGGCCAGCCGTCGCCGCACCGCGCGGACGCAATCGCGCGCCTTCCGAACCACGCATTCTCAGACGACCCCAGAATTGTTTCAGCCGCGTCTTGGATGGACGCGACCATCATCGCCACGGGCGGGCCGGCCGGCCCGGCGCATGAGGCTGTCTTTGGCAGCTACGGACCAACGGTCGGCGTTTTCCTCAATCAGCACCAAGGATAAGTAGAGGAACAGGTCATGACCATTCCGAAACAGAAAAGCATCTGGGGCACCAAGCTCTACATCTCGCCCGATGACGTCACTGTCTCGCGCAATGCGCTTGCGACGGGCGGCGAAGGCAAGGCGGCGATTATCCTCCCCGGTTCGCCTGACACCGTTGCCGCCTTTGACGATTTTCTAGGCGATCTTGTCGGGGACGAGTGGAACTATGTCGAAGGTGACACCGGCTCGTCCGGAGCATTGGTCGCGGGCACCAATGGCGTGTTCCGCCTCCTCGGCTCCAATACCGACGCGGCCGCACCGACTTCCGTTCGCGCGCTCAACAGCGGCGCGCTGAACTGGAAGGCCAATCAAGGACGCGGCGCGGTCGGTCCCAATGGCAGCCGCGTGCGCATGGGCGCGCGCATCAAGATCGAGAGCGCTGACCGTTCGGCGAAGCGTCAGTCCGTCTTCGTCGGCTTCACGGACCTCACCACAGCGGAGATGCCGGCTTACGATACCGGCGCAGGCGTCATCTCGCCTGCGTCCGATCTGGTCGGCTTCCTTTTCGGTGCGCGCGCTGACACCGGTTGGTCCGGCGTGGCGGCGAAATCGATTGCTGGCGACAGCGGCGATCAGCTCGTCGTGTTGGGATCGCAATATGGCCCATCCAGCAACGTCTACACCGACCTGGAAGTGGAGATCAGCCGTGGCACCAGCGACACCGGCGGCAAGGCCACCTTCTACATCAATGGTGTTCCGCGCGGCGTGATCAACTCGCCGGTTGCATCGACAGTGGCGCTGACACCAGTCATTGCCACCTTTGATGAAGATACCGGCGCGCGCTTCGTCGATGTGGACTGGATCAATGTTTCCGCCCCTCGCGATACGGGAATGTAATGCTGACTGAACAGGATGAAACAACTGCCACGGCCGGCGGGCCTTCGCTCCCGGCCGCGGCCCCCCAGAAATACACCGGCATCGCCATTCTCGGCAGCCATCCCGCCACGGTGATGAGCGCGCCCTTCGGCGATGCCTCCTGGCTCATTTACGCCTGCTCCCCCCACAATGTGGAGCAGCGCACGCTCCCCCGCGTGGACCAGTGGTTCGAGCTTCACGACACCATCGAGGATGTCACCCGCGCCTTCGGCTATCTGAAGGCCGTGAGCGAGATGCCCTTCGTGTGGATGCGGGATCCTCGCGCGCTGAAAAGCGGATTGTTCAAGGGCGCGCGGGAATATCCCGAAAAGCTCCTCAAGGGCACGTCCACCATCCAGGACATCAAGGCTCCCACGGGACAATACCGGCAGGTTGCCGGGCCGGACGGCAAGCCCGCCATGGCCGAGGTAATGGAGCGCCGCCGCGTCGAGGTGCCCAACCATGACGGGCTGTTCTGCCCCACCATGTTCACGTCGTCCATCGCCTACATGCTGGCGAAGGCGATCGTGGATTGCGAGGAGCAGGGCATTCGCCAGATCGGACTGTGGGGGATCATGCAGGCGAGCGAAGGCGAGTACGCCTATCAGAGGCCCGGCATCCAGTACTTCCTCCACGAGGCGATGAAGCGCGGGATCAAGGTGATCGCCAACCGCGAGTCCTGCCTGTTCGACATGCCGCAGTGGAAGTGGTGATGCGGTGAAAATCGCGGTCATCGGCGGCGCGGGCTTCATCGGCTCGCATCTATGCGAGAGGCTTCACGGCGAGGGCCACTCCGTCACTTGCGTGGACGATCTCTCCACCGGCTCGCTGGGCAATCTCGCGGCGCTGACGCGTTCGCCGCGCTTCCGCTTCCAGCAGCGCGACGTCACCGAACCGCTGTCGCTGATGGTGGTGGACCGGATCTACAATCTCGCCTGCCCGGCCTCGCCGGTGCAATATCAGCGCGAGCCGATCCGCACCCTGAAAACCTCCGTGATCGGCGCGCTCAACCTCGCGGCGCTGGCGCGCTCAACCGGCGCGAGGCTCCTGCAAGCCTCGACATCGGAGGTTTACGGCGACCCGTTGCAGCATCCGCAAAGCGAGAGCTATTTCGGCAATGTCAATCCGAACGGTCCGCGCGCCTGCTACGACGAGGGCAAGCGCGCCGCCGAGACGGTGCTGTGCGATTATGAGCGCTGCTATGACCTCGACCTGCGCATCGCGCGCATCTTCAACACCTATGGACCGCGCATGGCGCCGGACGATGGCCGGGTGGTGTCGCAATTCGTGTGCCAGGCGCTTGCCGGGGAGGATATCGTCATTTTCGGCGACGGCTATCAGACGCGTTCTTTCTGCTATGTCGATGACATGGTGTCCGGCCTGATCGCGCTGATGGAGGCGGAGGTGAAGGGCCCCGTCAATCTCGGCAACCCGGTGGAGACCGCCGTCATCGACCTTGCCGCCATGGTCCGCGACATGACCGGATCGGCCTCGCGCATCGTGCATGCCGCGCCCGTGGCGGACGATCCCGCGCGCCGCAGGCCCGATATCACCCGGGCGCTGGGCGGGCTTGTCTGGGCGCCATCGACGCCGCTCCGCGTGGGGCTGTCGCGGGTCATCAGCTGGTTCCGGGAGCGGCGCGGCGCGGGAGGCATGGCGGCGCGGGATCGCGCTTGAACCGGTCCTTGTGCCTGATCACGCCGCCCTCGGCGTTCCTGCTCGATGAACGGGTGTTCGTCAGCCTGGGCATCCTGAAGGTGGCTGCCATGGCCGAGGCGCGGGGCTTCAAGGTGAACTTGCTCGACCTGTCGGGCGTCGAGAATTTCACCGCGCCGCTGGAGCAATATCTTCCGGCATGCGCCGACGAGGCCATCGGGATCACCGTCACCACGCCGCAGCTGCCGGCGGTCATGCGCATCCTCGCCGTCATCCGGCGGCTGCGCCCGGATTTGCGGGTGATCCTGGGCGGGCCGCATGTGACCCTCGTGCATTCGGCCTGGAAGCTGGAGGTGAAGCGCGGAAAGCCGGGGCGCGGCCACAAGGCGCTGGCGCAGCTGCGGGCCGCATTCGACGTGCTGGTCAGCGGCGACGGAGAATTCGCGATTTTCGAGGCATTGCGTCCCGACGCGCCGGGCATCGTTGACGGCGACGACCCGAAGGGCGGGCTGTTCCTGACCGACCAGGCGTTCACGGAAACGCCGATGCCTGCCCGGCATCTGGTTGACATGGCGTCCTACCGCTACAGCATCGAGGGGCACAAGGCCGTCAGCCTGATCGGCCAGCTCGGCTGTCCGTTCGCCTGCGGCTTTTGCGGCGGGCGCAATTCCAAGAGCCTGCGCGTGATCCGCAACCGCTCCGTGGCCTCCATCGTCGCCGAGGTGCGCTGGCTCCATGAGCATTACGGCTATACCGGCTTCATGTTCTACGACGACGAGCTGAACGTGGCGAAATCCTTCGTCGACCTGATGAACGCGCTGGCCGATTTGCAGGAGGAGCTGGGGCGGGAGTTCCGGCTGCGCGGCTTCGTCAAGGCGGAACTGTTCACCAAGGCGCAGGCGGAGGCGATGGTGCGCGCGGGCTTCCGCTGGCTGCTCTGCGGCTTCGAGGGCGCGAACGAGCGCATCCTCACCAACATAGCCAAGCGCGCCACGCTCGACGACAATACGCGCTGCGTGGCGCTGGCCAAGGCGGCGGGGCTGAAGGTGAAGGCGCTGATGTCGGCGGGGCACCCGGGCGAGTCCGCGGCAACCGTCATGGATATCCGCGACTGGCTGATCGCCAATGCGGTGGACGATTTCGATTGCACGATCATCACCACCTATCCCGGCACGCCCTATTACGACCTTGCCGAGGAGACGGCGCCGGGAACCTGGACCTACACCCATCCGAAGACGGGCGACCGGCTGCATAGCCGCGAGGTCGATTACACGGTGTGCGCCGACTACTACAAGGGCGACCCGAAAGACGGCTACAAATCCTTCGTGTTCACCGACCATCTGAGCGCGGAAGAACTGGTCGAGTTGCGCAACGCGGTGGAGACGCAGGTGCGGGAAAAGCTCGCCATCCCGTTCTATCCCGCCGCCGCCGCGCTGCGTTTCGAGCATTCCATGGGACAGGGATTGCCGGACTTCATCCATCGGCGGACGATGGCGGCGGCGATGAGCGCCGGTGCCTGACCTTGCGGTGGTGACCTATCTGTGGTCATCGCGCGGGAAGCACGGCGGCGGCCACCGCTACGGCCCGGACGACGTTCGCCTCCTGCAAGCCCAGGTCGCGCGCAATCTGACCCTGCCGCACCAGTTCGTCGTGGTAACGGACCGGCCGGAACTCTTCGCGGATGACGCCGCGATCCGCGCCGTCCCCATCGACTGGCGCAAACACGTCCCCGGAACCTGTTTCGTCCGACTGATGACATTCTCGCCGGAAGCCCGATCCTTGCTGGGCAAACGTGTCCTGCAACTCGACCTGGACACGGTGATCACCGGCAACATCGACCACATCGTCTCTCGCGAGGAAAACCTCGTCCTCTGGCGCAATCCGCGCCGCTGGTGCCTGACAAACCCCGATGTCGGTTATGCCGCTCGCCTGGCATGGTTCAACGGCTCCGTGCTGCTGCACCGCACCGGGACGATGACCTGGCTATGGGAGGGCTTCAATCCCGCCGCTCCGTTGCCGCGCGGGGAGCAGTGGTATCTGTCCGACGCCGTGGGCAGGGATTGTCCCTATTGGGACGCCAGCCACGGGATTTACCGCTATGCGCCGCCGCGTCGGCACTACGGCGTCTCCGGGGAATTGCCGGAGAACGCCTGTATCGTGACTTTCCCCGGCGATGCCGGGAAGCCGTGGCGGGCCGAAACTGTCGCCGCCCATCCGTGGATTGCGGAATATCGAGCCTGAGAGGTCAAAATGACAGCACTGCCCATTAGCATCTGGCGCTTTCACGAGGCGCCTGAAGAGCTTCGCGCGCTTTCCACGCATGGGGGCGATGAGGATTGGCTTGCGGAATTGCCGCCGTCTTTCGACAGAAACCCGCCGGACTATTTATATCGTCTCGCGCGAGGAACGGCCGATGAGTACCAATTGATGTTACTTGACCACCCCGCGAAGCCGGGCTGGAAGGTCTGCATCGGAGCGCACGCATGAGTCTAACCGTCGCCTCCTTCTTCTGGCTGGATCCAGCCCGCCAGCGCCAATACCAGATCACCCCGGAAGATGTCCGCATCTGGGACCGGATGGTTGAAAGACACCTCTCCATCCCGCACCGCCGCGTCTGCGTCACGCACCGTCCCGACCTCATCGACTTCATGGAGACGGTCCCCCTCGACATGGCAAAGCATGTGCCGGGCCTTTGCACGGTAAAGCTCCAGGCGCATAAGCCGGGAGGCGTGGCGAAGGAAGGCGAGCGCGTGCTGCTGATGGATGTGGACTGCGTGGTGACGGGCGATCTTGACCCGCTGGTCGCCCGCGACGAGCCCGCCGTCTGGTGGAAGAATCCGAACTTCGAGGTTGGCGGCCGGCGCGGTTTCATCCAGGGCAGCATGCAGCTTTTCACCGTCGGGGCCACCACGCATCTGTGGGAGGACTTCGATCCAAAGGCGACGCCAGCATGGCTCAACCGGCGCTTCGGCGGCGGGGAACAGGCGTGGATATCCGAACGGCTGAACACGGCCTATCCCGAACCCGGCTGGGACTGGGATGTCCCGCACTGGACGGAGGAGCACGGTGTTTACGGCGCCGGACGCCTCATGAACGGGAAGATGGGCGAAGGCGTTCAGTCTGAACTGCCCGGGAATGCGCGGGTGGTGTTTACCCCTGGGGACAGATCGCCAAGCCAGCCGGAGATGGTGGCGGCGCATCCCTGGATCGCGGAGCATTATCGGTGATGCCCAACAAACAGGGCCGGATGCTGCTCGCGATTATCGCCTTCGTGGCATTCGCGATCTACGCGATGGTGAGCGCCCAAGGCCCCTGCAAGCGCACGGAGACCCGCGAAGTCGAGATGACGCACAACGGCAAGTTCGGCGGGGGTCTGCGCAAGCATCAGTATCAGGTCTGCGTCGAGCGCTGACGCAGCGCAGCTTTTCATCACATTGAGAGGTCATATGGATATCCACGAGGGCCGCACCGCGCCAATCGTCGTCAGCTTCATGCTTGTTTGCTACTTCTCGCCAAATCCGGAAGAAGAACTTGGCCACGCGCATTGGAACAGCGGGGCAGGTCTTGAAACCCGAAAATGGCTCAGTGACAACGGGCTTATTGATGCCGGGCACCGCGCCACCGAACGCGGCAAAGCCTGGGTCGAATTCATCTGTCAGACGCCGCTTCCGGTCGTGCGCTGGACGTTGCCCGAGCGCAAGCCAACCGTCTCGGAATGGCGAATTCAGCAGGCCATGAGGGAGCAGAACGCCGCATGACCAACCCCCTCATGGAATACCTGCCGTATATCGGCCCGTCATTCACCATCCTCGGCATCGTACTGGCGCTTTGGTCCCTGCGCACATCCATGAAGGCCCAGAAGGCCATCGATGCTCATCTGGACCAACTGGAAGAAACCGCCAGGGCGTGGAACAGCTTGCGCGGAGGCAACCATGACTAATCCCCTTATGGAATACCTGCCCCCGGCAAGCCAAGCCCAACAGCCCCAGCCCCAGATGCACGGCGCGGGCAAGTATCACGGCGCCATCGCCACCGGCTACGACGCCAAGCGCGAGAGCGATGCCAAATGGATCATCGAGCAGAAGATCATCACCAGGATGCTGGATGATCTCCCGCCGGAGACCATCATCTTCGACTGCCCCGTGGGCACCGGGCGGTTCCTGCCCTTCTACATCGAGAAGGGCTTCCATTTCATCGGCATGGACCAGTCACGCGACATGCTGGTGGAAGCGGGGAAGAAGGTGGACGCGCTTGCGGCCAAGGCCGTGGGCGAACTGCATGTCGGCGATGTGCGCAACACCGGCCTCAATGACAAGGCCGTGGATGTCGTCGTGAACTGCCGCATCACCCGCTGGCTCTCCCCATCCGACTGTCAGGTGATGCTGAAGGAAATGCAGCGCATCGCGCGTCAGCGGATCATCTGGACGGCGCGGGTGGCGAACCATCCCCATGCGCGGACGGTGGAGCTTTTCGAGGAAGCGCTGGACGGGTGGGCGATCGTTCGCAATGAGCCGGGCGTGGATTTGGATTACCGGATCATTCAGGCGAGGCCGATCGACCCCATGGATGAGCTGGCGCGGATCAACCAGGAGCTTGGCCTGGAATGATCACCGTCGCAACCTACTGGTGGACCGATCCCAATCCGTCCAAGTTCAACGCGAAATACCAGTATACCGCCGATGATGTCCGCCTTCTGCAACGGCAGGTGTCGCGCTATCTCAGCGTCCCGCATGAGTTCGTCGCGCTGACCGACCGCCCCGAGGTTTTCGCCGATGACGCCGGCATCCGCGCGGTTCCGCTCGACCTGACCACGCATATCCCCGCGACCGAATTCGTTAAGCTGATGACCTTCCACCCCGATGGCCGGAAGCTGATCGGGGAGAAGGTGCTTCAGATCGACCTCGATACCGTCATCGTCGGCGGCCTCGACAGCATCGTGTCGCGGACCGCCGATCTGGTCGTCTGGCGCAATCCCTCCCGCGTCCCCTGGGACAACCCGACAAGGCCGGGGCGTCCCTATTACAACGGTTCGGTGATCCTGCACCGCTGCGGGACGCTGCCGCAAATGTGGACGCTGTTCGACGCCTCGCGCCCGCCCGCCGGCGTCAGGGACACCCAGGTGTGGATGTCGAATATGTTCGGCCCGAACCTGCCCTATTGGGACGGCAATGACGGTATCTACCGTCTCGCCCGCGAGGACACGCCCGGCTCCGGCGTCTGGGGCACGCTACCGGAGAATGCGCGGATCGTGACGTTTCCGGGGTCCGAGGGGAAAAGCTGGGAGCCGCGCATTGCCGAGGCCAACCCGTGGATCGCGGAGTACCGGCGATGACACCGTTGGAAGCCGCTGCGAAGGCTCGATGGGATAGCTTTCGCAAGCGCTCGCAGGTCGCTCTCTCGTGGGACGACGTGCATAGCAAAATCTCTGTGAGGAACCAGATCGAGGACGTTCGCGCCGCGCTTCTGGCGTTCGCCGACAGCCAATGCCCCCGCGAAGAACTGCTGCCCCACGGATACACGCCGCGCCATTGGACGATGATGCGGCAGGTCATCAGGGTGGTTGCGGACCGAGAACCGGCGAGCGAAGTGGCCACGTTCCCGATTATTCGCGATGACTCTCCGCCCAGGGGCTTCTCGGAAGTCACCGTCAATATCGAAGTTCATGCGGAGGACAGGCTCGGACTGCTGGAAGCGTTAATCAGGGCCATTGCAGACCGGGAAATCCCGCCGGAAGAGTGCTTCGGCTCTTTCGGCTGGGATGCTTCTCCGCTTCCCGTGTCCGGCGTCGTCTGGAGCCACGACAACCGCCTGCATCCCGAGATGGCGGTGATCTGGCATCGGCGCGCGATCGTTCCGCCCGCTCTGGTGCTTGATCCAAAGGCGATCATCTATGGCCGCGTCGGGCACAGCATGATGGCGCGTTATCGCCAAAGCGAGGCGGCATGAATTGGGTCGATGTGGCCGGATTCCCCGGTGCCGGAAAGTCCACCCTCTGCAACCCCATCTGCCACGAACACTCCATCTCCTGGGACGGCAAGCTCCCGCCGGCCTACTGGCGTTCGTTCCTGGTTGAGATGACGGCGCTGTTCGGTTTGATCCGGGGGCATTGGTCCTTCACGCCAGCGGTGCGGATGAACAACCGGTCGGTGCGGAAGATGGCGACGGTGGAGCGGATGGCGGAAAACACCGTCACACGGTTCCCGGATGGGCATCTCTACCGCATCGACTATAAGCCCTACATCCAGACCGGACTCGTCCAGCGCGGCTTAGGCTTCGGCTGGCGTCTCAACCAGGCGGGCGCGGATGTGAACCTCATCCGCCCGTTCTTCTGGCGCATGCCGGTCTCCATCGGTGTGGTGTTCCTGGAAGCCGATGATGAAACGGTGATGGCCCGCAACAAGGCGCGGAAGGACGTCGCCGCCACGGCCCATGAGGATCGCTCCTTCATGGTCCCCTTGATGCGCGAACCCATCCGCATCGCCAAGGAGGTCTTGCGTGAACGCGGCATTCCGGTCCTGGAACTCGACGTCCAGCATCAGTCCCAGGACGACGCCAGGGCAAAGCTCCTGGCATTTGCCGACCAAGGCGTGTGTCAGCCCGCGTCGCTACGATCTGGCTGTCAAGGCGAGGTTCTTTCGGTCGGTCCTTGGTGGCAACGATCCTGATGCCGAACGCGTCTACCGCTGGCATATCGAGACGCGCTCCGGGGCAAGAATGCGCGCGGGGCTTCACACCGATGGCTGGAAGCGGACGCTTGACGATTATGTCGGCGCGGCGCGGGGACTGTGCCGCAGCATGGTTGAAGACGGCTTCCGCTGTGACGGCGCGGTCCCCATCGATCCGGCAGGCGAACTCCTCGACGGATCGCACCGCGTCGCCTGCGCCCTGGCACTGGGGATCGAGACCGTGCCCGTGAAGCGGGAAGCCAGGTATGCCTGGGCTCCCGGTTGGGGCTATGAATGGTTCGTCGCCGCTGGCATGGGCCATGACGATCTGGAGCGGCTGTGCCGGGATTTTAAGGAACTCACCGCCTAGAAACAGGTGAATGACCGCCCGATCGGATAGCAGTTCACCGGCCCGCGCGTCGCTGGCGGGGCCACATAGACGGTCGTGGGCGTTGCCGCTGCATCGCGCCGCGCGATTTCCGAGCGCAGGTCGGTTTTGATCTTCGCCCGCGCGGAGAGATATTCGAACTCGGTCAGCCGCCCCGCATCGAATTGCTGCGCCGCGACAAGTTCCCGCGATGCGGCATATTCGAGGACATCCTCGTTGTTCTCGCCCCACCACTTCCGGTTCACCCGGTTGAGGCAATGGGCGAAATCCATCCGCGTCTTGAACGTGCCCTGGGCGAGGCGCGATTTGCAGACCTGCATATCCGCCGCGTGCGCCGCGCGCTTGTCCTGCGCGGAAGCGTTGCTTGCGAAGAACGCAATAAAAACAACGGCAATACGTGAAAACCGTAAATTCATGGCTGACCTCTGAAGCAAAAACGCCGCAAAGCTAGCATGGCGGAAGACATCGCGTAAAGATGACATCGGCCACACTCGCCGACCTTCAGGCAATAGAGCGCCTGATCGGGGCACTGCCGGCGGAAGCAAAGCAGCAGCTTGCCGCGATCCCGGAAGTCCAGGCGCGATTAGGCAAGTGGCGGCCCAATCCCGGCCCGCAGACGGATGCCTATTATTCCGAAGCCGATGTCCTCCTCTATGGCGGCCAGCCGGGCGGGGGCAAAAGCCAGCTCATCCTCGGTCTCGCCTTCAACGAGCACAAGCGCACGCTGATCATGCGCCGCGAATATGGCGGGCTGGAACGGCTGATCGAGGACGCCCTGAAAATCCACGGCAGCCGCGACGGCTTCAACGGTTCGCCGCCGCCGCGTCTGCGCATCGATGACCAAAGGGTGATTTACTTCCGCGCCGCGCACCGCGTCGGCGACGAGCAGGGCACGATGGGCCAGGGCCGCGACCTGCTCGCCATCGACGAGGCCACGCAGTTCGCCGAAAGCCAGGTCCGCTTCATGATGGGCTGGGTGCGCTCGGAGGACAAAACCCAGCGCACCCGCACCGTGCTGGCGACGAACCCGCCGCTTCAGGCCGAGGGGCTGTGGGTGGTGAAGATGTTCGCGCCCTGGCTCGACGAGCGCTATCCGCGCCCGGCCAAGCCCGGCGAATTGCGCTGGGTGATCTCGGACGAGGAGGGCAACGACCAGTGGGTTGACGGGCCGGAGGATGCCCGCGAGGTGAACGGCAAGATGGTCCGCCCGACCTCGCGGACCTATATCCCGGCGTCCACCAAGGACAACCCCTACTACATCGACAGCGATTACGAACGCCAGCTCGACGCCATGCCCGAGCCGTTCCGTTCGCTGCTGATGGGCGGCTTCAAGACCCAGTTCAAGGACGCCGAAAACCAGCTCATCCCCACCGCCTGGATCAAGGCGGCGATGGCACGCTGGAAGCCCGACGGCTGGCGCGACTATGAGATGACCGCGATGGCGCTGGACCCGGCCGGCGGCGGCGGCGATGTCGGCGTGCTCTGCTGGCGTCACGGCGGCTGGTATGCTCCCTTCGTCGCCATCAAGGCGGGTGGCGGACTGCCGGGCGAAGACCCGAACGCATCCGCCGAGCGCGCCATGCGCCGCGCTTCGGAAATGGCCGCTGGCGTCATCACCCAGCGCCGGTCGAACGCGCCCGTCATCGTCGATATGGGCGGCGGCTATGGCGGGGATGTCGCCAGCCGTCTGAAGGAAAACGGCATCGCCTGCGAAGCCTTCAACGGCGCGAACAAGAGCACCGCGATTGCCGCCAATGGCATCCGCTTCGTGAATGCCCGCGCCGAGGCATGGTGGAAATTCCGCGACGAGCTGAACCCCGAACGCGAGGGCGGTTCCGTCATCGCGCTGCCGGACGACCCCGAACTGCTCGCCGATCTTGCTACGCCAACCTTCGAGGTGAAGACCTCGGGCGTCCAGATCGAGAGCAAGGACGACATCAAGAAACGCCTCGGGCGCTCGCCGGATAAGGGCGACGCCGTGGTGATGTGCCTCGCCCCCGGAAACAAGGCGGTGAGGCGCAATATCGGCGGCCACCGTCCGCCGCCGAAAGTCGTTCTCGCCTACGCCAACGCCAAAAGAAGGAAATGACCATAATGGGTGGCATGTTTTCCAAGCCCAAAATGCCCAAGGCCCCGCCGCCGCCAAAGCCCGTGCGCATGCCGGTGGAAACCGACCCCGCAGTTCAGGCCGCAGCCGAGCGCACCCGCAACGCCGCGCTGATGCGCCAGGGGCGTCTCTCCACCATCCTCACGGATACGAACCGGGCGACGACCGGCTCGTCCGGCCAGCGGCTCGGCGCGTAGACGAAAGCGGGGCGAAGAGTCTCGTTTGATTGGTCGCTCACCTTAAAGGTTCGCTCCCGGATGGACAGCCGCGCCCGTGAAATCAACCGCATCGGGGATGCGGAGTTCGCCAAGAAGCAACAGATCGACAGCCTCTGGCAGGAGATCGCCCTCAACTTCTACCCCGAGCGCGCCGATTTCACGAACAAGCGCAATCAGGGCGAGGAGTTTGCCGACCATCTCTTCGCCTCCTATCCGATCCTTGCCCGGCGCGAGCTGGGCAACATGCTCGCCGAGTTCCTGCGCCCGGGCGAATTCTTTTCCATCCACGTCGATGAGGAGGAACTTGACGAGGGTGACGAGGAGCGCGCCTTCCTGGAGCACATCTCGAAAATCCAGTGGCGGGCGATGAGCGACCCAGCGGCGAACCTCGTCCGCTCGACATCGGCAACCGACCACGACTTCGCCGCCTTCGGCAATGGCGTCCTGCGCGCGGGAAAGAACGTCGCCGGAGACGGGCTCCTGTTCCGCAACTATCACTTGCGCGACTGCGCCTGGAGCGAGAACGCCGAGGGCAAGGTTGACGCCCTCCACCGCAACTGGAACCCCACGGCCCGCCAGCTGAAGGCGCATTTCGGCAAGAAGGTCTCCCAGGAGGTGATCCGCGCCTGCGAGAAGGATCCGGAGAAGACCTTCTCCTGCCGCCATGTCGTGCTGCCGAGCCGCGTCTACCACTACGAAAGCAAGGGCGGGAAATCCTTCCCCTACACCTCGCTGTTCGTGGAACGCGAGACCGACACCGTGCTGGAGGAAGTCGGCGTCAACTGGTTCGAATACATCGTCCCGCGCTGGCAGACGGTTTCGGGATCCGCTTACGGCATTTCCATGGCGACGATGATCTTGTTGCCGGACGGGCGCACGCTCCAGGTCGTCATGCGCACGACCCGCGAGGCGGGCGAGAACTATGTCAACCCGCCGATGATCGCTGTTTCCGATGCCATTCGCGGCGACATCGCGCTCTATCCCGGCGGCGTCACGACCGCCGATATCGAATATGACGAACGCCTCGGCGAGGTGCTGCGCCCGATCACCAAAGACAAGGGCGGCTTCCCCATCACCTTCGACATCGCCAACGCGCTGAAGGAGGACATCCGCCAGGGCTTCATGCTGGACAAAATCCAGCTGCCCGAGACGACGCGCGCCATGACCGCGACGGAGGTTCGCCGCCGCGTCCAGGAGCATATCCGCGCGGCCGCGCCGATCTCGAAGCCGATCCAGCAGGATTACAACCATCCGCTTTGCGACACGGTGTTCCAGATCATGATGGAAGCCGGGGCCTTCCCGCTGGACATGATGCCGCAATCGCTTGAGGGCCTGGACCTCAAATACAAGTTCCGCTCCCCGCTTGATGAACTCGCCGAACAGAACGAGGCCGACATCTTCGTGGATGTCCGCGACCGCATCCTGATGCCGTCAGTGCAGATCGACCCGTCGGTGATCGCCGAGGTGGACCTGCGCGCCGCGAACCGCGCCGCCATGCGCGCCGCTGGCTGGAAGCAGGATTGGTTCGTCTCGAAGGAGGAAGCCGAGGAACGCCGCGCGCAGGAAGCGGAGAAAGCCCAGCTCGCCGAGACTATGGAAGCCGTCGGCGCTGCGGGCGCGACCGCGCAACAGGCCGGACAGGGCATCGATGCGCTGATGAAGGCGGGGATGCCGCAGGGCGGCCAGGGCGGGCAAGCCGCGCAGCCAGCCTGATCTGAATGACACGACGCGAAATCTGGCACCCCGCCGAGCATGCGCCCGAGGACATCCGGGCGATTCAGTCCCTCGCCCTCTACGCCATGGGAGCCGAACGGCCCTGGCCTCCTGGCGAAGAACCGCCGCCGCCTTCGCCGTCCGAAGTGAAGCGCGCGCTCGACTGGATCATCCATCACGCCGCCCAGACCTATGACAACGGCTTCCGGCCCGACGATCCCCATGGCCGTCTTGCCGCATTCATCGATGGCAGGCGCTCCGTCGGCCAGCAGATCGTCAAGCTGATGAAGCTCAAACCCGAATTGAAACCACAGGACGAAAGGCGCGAGCAAACCCCGCGCGGGCCAGCCGGACGAAGCCGGTCGCCGCGCAAGAGGAAGCGATAGGTCACATGCCACATGAAAACGAACTAGCCGCCCCGACGACAGAAACC